GTATAACGCAGGGGTTGAGAAAGCTATATTAGCCCTTCAAATGTCGTTAGGTGTAATCGTAGAACGCTTTGCCGACACTATGAACATTGTGACGTTTGAAAGGGGCGATAAAGAATTGACGCTTGACACAATAGGGGAATTTGGTTGCAACTTTGTTACCGATTTGGCAATGATCTAATAGAAAGGGGAATTACAATGGCATACAAGACTAATAGCAAGGAAGTTAGCAAGAATATTCGTAACTACATTACAACCTTGTTTGACCCTTCCAATTATGGAAAAGATGAAAGTGAATTTCCTACATTTGAGGAAAAAGCGCATTTCATCTATCAAGACTTCATTGCTTGCAAATATTGGGGCAATGAAAAGGAATATTACAGAGGGAATGAAGAAAAAGCCTTTACAGATTGGCTTGCAGGTTTACCGAGTGTTATTGATAGTGCTGATTACATCTATGACAACTATTGAAAATGTACTGAAATTCTCGGTAACATGCTTAACCAAACCGAGAAAGAAAGAAGCAAGTATAGCAATCAAGATGCTATGAATTTACTTTCACATTTGATCTATCGTGAAATTAAGAAAGGGGTTGCAAAGTATGAAATTTGAGATTAGACAACTTGATTGTTACATGCATGACAATGATTGGACTGTAAACACAAGTTACTTGTTTGGTACAATGACAACCCATGCCAATAATGAGAAAAAAGCGTTTACACGTTATCTCAATAGAAAGCATGGTATATCCTTCAAACTCAATCGAACATTGATAGAGTTTGACGGCGATTGTTACACGATAATTGACAGGAAAAGCAAAGAACCACTGTTCATTGCAATTCCTGAATATTGAAAGGGGCGATAATATGAGAAAGTCCGAATACAAAGATAACAAGTCTGTTGCATATTACAGTGGATTTGCAGGGATTGAAATTAAGGGAATTGAATATGGCATAGAGGATTATGTCATATTTGTAGCAGGGGCATGGAATGGTAATTTATCCGTACATAGATCAAAAATCTATTACGGAAACAGGGATTATTTCAAGTACAGGGGCGTTAGAATACACTTTGATGAATGTATTAGAATGTGAAAGGGGTTGTAATCAATGTTTGTGCATTTCACATATTTTGATAATAGTAATCCGTTTATTGCTATTACTCATTCCAAATTCCTTGACATGATTTGCAAGTATGAATTACGTCAAGATTACACATGGGGTTATCACGTTGTCAAGCGTAAAGAACCTTTCAAGCGTTCATATTATGCTATGAAAGAAGTGATTAGAGACTTTGCTATCCAATGGCAAGCGAATTTTGAGAAATTCGATTACAGTTATATGGATTTGGCAAATTATCAGAACTTTTTTACCGAATATGGTAAAAAGTATGGATTACTTAACGAATTTCACGAAAATGCGATTTGTTAGAAAGGGGTTGATCTAATGGAACGTGAAATGTATATTGCAAGGGATAATTGTGGGAATTGGTGTATTAAAGCCATTGACAAAGACAATGGTAAATTTTATGGTACTAAATGGCATGGATATATACACTATATGGATTACTCAAAGAAAGACGCAATAAAAGCGTTTAGACAAAGATTTGGATTGAAGGGGAAACATTTTACGCAATACATGATTGAAGGATATAACGCAATTTAAGCCCCTTGCAAGGGGCTTTTAATTTAGAGAAAGGAAGTAATGAAAATGGAATACACAACCCCAAAAGGCAGGATATACACGCTCTATAAAGACATGTTAGCACAACCCCATTTATTGATAGCAGGGGCAACAGGTTCAGGGAAAAGCGTTGTAATCAATGGGATAATACATACAGCTTTATTTAATTCCCCTGCTAAAGTTGGCTTTATCTTTATTGATCCCAAAAGGGTTGAATTGAAGGATTATAAATACATTCCTCATACGCTAATGTATGCAAGTGAACCAAACGACATGATACAAAGTTTAGAGTATGGTATACAGATCATAGAAAGACGATATAAGAGCATGACAACAAAGAAGTATGAAGGAAGTGACATATACATTGTAATTGATGAATTAGCGGACTTAATGACAACAAATAAACGTCAAGTCATGCCCCTAATACAACGTATTTGCCAAATCGGTAGAGCGTCAAGAGTGCATGTAATCGCTGCAACGCAATGTCCTTTAAGTGCTGTTATACCAACTCCAATTAAAGTCAATTTTGATAGCAGGGTTGCATTAAGAACACGCTCTAAACAGGATAGCAGAAACATAACAGGGTTTACAGGTTGTGAAAAGTTGCCAAGATACGGTAAAGGGTATTATATGACTCCTGAACAATATACGCTGTATAATATTCCTATGATAGATCAAACCGAACAAAGAAGGATTATAGAGTATTGGGAACAGTATTAAGCCCCTGAAAAGGGGCTTTTCCTTTTCCTCTTGCAAGCCCCTATTACAAGGGGCTTTTCCCATGCCCCTATATAAGCCCCTGCAAGTCCCTTTTAAGCCCCTTATATGCCTATTCCTATACAGCCTATAAAGAAAGACGCTCTAAAGCCCCTTTAAGAGCGTTTTAGAGCGTCACCCATTTACTTCATTAGAATAAAGCGGTAAAGTTTTTCGCAGAGTTAGTCTAAACTATGACCCTATGGGTTTTGCGCCGGGGCCTCGTCGCGGGTTCGCTCAGGAAGTTGGGGAGGGTCGGAAATGGCCCTTTCTGCGCTTTCTGCGCTTTCTGCGAGGTTGTACGTCGCTTCAAGGTATTTCTGCCTCATACTCTCCGGGTCTTTCTGCTCTCCCAACGGGTCAGTGTTCGGAGTCAGAACCACTTCCTGCTGATCTTTGAAGCCGTCATAGTTCTTCTGCCAGAAGATACCGACCACGGGATTCAGCTTGCCAGAAGCCATCATAGACTCTCGGTAAAATGCACAAATTTTCTGCACTTTTTTAATGAAGTCGGAGCGTTCAGGGTTCGTACTACTGCGTACAGTCCAGTCATAAACATTATCTTTGCTTATTCCTATCGCTAAATACGCTCCCTGATTTGATACTCTCATATCCCTTTCTGCACAAACCCGGAGATAATTTTCAAACCGTCTCTCCATTTCAGCCACATCATTGCTATCCAACGGTTCTTTCGGTATAATCTCCATCATAAACCCTATCTGCTCTCTGTTGAAGTTCTCAGGCAGTTCCGGGTTCTGCGCAGCGATTATTCCCTTTGGCGTATCAGCATCAACTCGCCTTGCCCGTTTCTGCTTGTCCCTCGCTCCTGCCGTTCTGCTCATGTCCTATACCCCCTCAATTAAACGAATTACCCAAATAAACGAATTACTACAACTTCACTTCTGCCCGAAGTAACATCTGCTGATAGTCCACCAACCAGTCAGAGATTTGTTCCCGGTTTACCTCGTCCATATCCTCCAAGGGCTTGCGCAATTCTTCAACCACGCTATCCACTTCCCGGATTCTCCGCATTACCTGATTCACACTCGCCATACCGAACCCTCCTTTCTACATGAGTCACATGAGACGCGATTTTCCTATTCCTTTATATATATTCTTTATTCCTTCCTTTCCTTCTCTTTTTACTTATCTGTTTGAGGGTAGAAGAAAATATGTCTCACTCGTCTCACTACCCTCAAAACCTCGTTGTGACGGGCTTTCTCGTTGAGACGTTTTCTCGTCGTACCAGTCTCATTCATGTCTCAAACGTCTCATTCTCAAAACAATCTCTCGTTCTTCAATGAGACGTTGAGACACTAATGAGTCATCACACCAACTGTATCATGCCCGTGTAGTTCCATTCCTTCTTTATCGCCAGCCCGCTATATCCGCGCACTCGTTTCCCATTTCCAGCCGGGACATTGTGGTTTGCCTTTATCCCGTACTTCTGCGCATTATCCCCAAGCCACTTCTGCAAGGTCGTATCACCCTTCGGCGTAAAGGCGTTCTGGGCGCACCATGCCTTGTAGGTCTTGATGATTTCAGTGGTGGGCGTTCTGCCGTCACCGAACTCAAACACGGACTCCATGAACTGGGGGAAGTGGTTGCCAAGTTCCTGCTTGCCCTGTAGGTATTCCCGACTGCGCTTGCTCTCGGACAGTACCCAGTTCTGTTCCATCAGCCGCCGCAAGCCGATCAACGCCCACTGGACGATACCCCGCCGTTCTGCACGTATCTTGTCGTAGAAGCGCAGGTCGGGCTTGAAGTCCTCGGCAACGGGCTTTACCAGTATCGGCAGGAGCCTACGATAGAAGCCGCTGGTGTTGTCGTAGATGCTCCCCAGCATTTCATTACAGCAGGACACGATCTTCACATAGGGCTGGAACTTGAAGGGTTGCCCGTACTTCCTGTCAGCCGACAGGGAAATGGTGTTGGTAATCAGCTTCTTGTACAGGCCGGTGTCTTTGAGTGCTTCACTCGAAAGGTCATCGTCGTACAGCACCAGCCGGTGTTCCAGTTCCGGGAGTTTGAACTTGTCCTGCATGAACTCCTGAGAGTTGGGCGTAGACAGCAGCGCGTCGCCCAGTATGCTTTCCAAGATCACACCCATAACGGACTTACCAGCCCCGCCCTCGCCTACCAGAAATAAGGCTTTCTGCGCCCTTGTGGTGGGTATCAGGCAGTAGCCCAAGTATTCCTGCACTACGCCTATATCCTCGTTCATGAACAGGTCGTGAAGCCATTTCTGGAAGTTGGGCGTGTCCTGCAACTCAAAGGCCAGCGGAACCGAAAGCCGGTAAGGATAGCTGCCGTATTCCTCGTAGTGAAAGCACCACTCCCGAACGTAGAAGTCGCCGTTGGCGAAGGGAATGATATTCGGGTCTACCGTCAGCCTGTCCACAGTCGCCGCCAGCTTCACCGCGCCGACCAGCTTCTTTGTAGTGCGCTCTACGTCCTTCTTCACGCCCATGTCGCGCAGACTTTCCCACACGTCCTTGGACAGCAGTTCTTCGGTTGCCTTGCCGGTCTTGGTGTAGAACAGGCCGTTGTTGTAGCGCAGGTGATTGACCTCGGTAAAGGCTTCGGCAAACACGTTCTCGTCCAGTTCCATGTTGCCCCGCTTCGTCTCATACCACAGGTCAGGGGCGTAGGATTGCATGATTTCCTCATCCGTCAGCCCGGTATTCTCCTTCACTTCAATGTCCAGCCATTCTTCAATCGCACTTGCCATTCTTACCTCCACCTTCGATGTAGCACAGTTCTGCCAGAATACATATCAGCAGAAATACTACCGTGATTTTGAAGAACATCGTCTCTCCCTCCTTTTTTCGTAGATCAACCAGCCGATGATTACCGCAAGGTCGGCAACCAGCACCGCCACCCCGCCGAACAGTACGCCTATCCAGAAGAAAATGTCGCCCATGCTCATTCCAAGTCCTCCTTGTAGCCGATGT